CGGGTGACGGCACCATAACCAGTCCTGCAGGATCAGGTAGCCATCAGTGGATTCAACCAGCTCCTGACGCTGGGCGCTGTAAGTGCCGTTATAGTTGCGCGCTGTACTGGAAAAACTCAGACGACTGCCCGCCGCCACGGCACGTCAACTGACCAATTACGAAAAGTTTCAAGGTTAGGATTGGGGCGATCCGACTTCACCATTCCGATTTCTTCGCCGGGTTTCAGATCGTCGTAAATAATGCCCGGCTGAATGGTAAGCTCACGTTCATTCTCCTTTCTGCCATTACCATCCGGTTCATAGCTCTGCCCGTCGCCTTTCCGGATGTACATCCCCAGAGCAGCGGCGATCCTTGCTGCAGTCAGCTCAGAATCTTCATATTCTTTCAGGGCACTGAGGCGGATCAGCACACCGGACAATAAAGACGTCCCGCGCATCTGGTGCAGACGGCGAACAAATTTAAGATGCAGCATTCGCTCTGCATCCACTTCTTTGGTTTCCATCTGCCGTCCGGATACGGGACGACTTTTATACACCAGATATTTTTCGGGACGCCCCCAGTCATCAACAAACACGCCCTGATTCAGCCTGTTGCTCTCATCACTGGTCATGGGAATAAAGTCCGGCTCGAGCGCCTCCAGCCAGAAATGAACACCGGCAGAAGGCGCCAGGCTGTTTATGCGCCCGGAAACCATCTGGGCAAACACCTCACCATCGCGCAGCCAGGTACGCAGCATCAGACGTTCCAGCATCGGACGGGTAAACTGCCCGGTGACCTCCGGACTGACAGACCATTCACTCCATCGGGTACGTATCTCCGCTGCCAGGTCACGGGCAATGGCCCCATTGCGTAATACCGGATGTGGCTCGACAATAATCCCGTTTTTCCCCACCACCCGTTCTTCCAGCTTGTCAAATACACCAATGACCAGATCGTGGTTGTTATCAAGGTAACGGGCCTGCTCACGTAACGACACGGCCCCGTACTGGCTTAACTGGTCGGCAGTTCGGTTCTCCCGTCGGGCTTTGTGTGTCCGCGTCGTTTTTACGGCCTCATAAGCCTGGATCACCGCACGGGAACGCAGCCTTGCCGCTTTCCATCCTGGTGAAAAAACGCCAATCACATCATCAAGAATTGCCATCAGAACCTCGCCAGCCGGTACCCGGGATGCCCCCGTCGTCGTGTAATCAGAGCCGCAAGGCGGCGCTCCCACTCCTGCCGTCCCTGCCGGATCTCAGATAAGTTTTCCATGGTCATCTGCTGACCATTAAAGGTGACGGATTTTCCGTCCAGCACCGCCATTTCAGCTTCCGTATAACGCTGAATCATGGCTTCAATATCATTCTGGTTCATAACCATCCTCCGGAAGTCAGCCAGGGGTTAACATCGTCAGTTACTGTTTTCTTCCGTTTTTGTTTTTTAACTAGGCGTGGATACCGGTTCCGGTGAGGATGACGGTTCGGTACTGTCCTGGACACACTCCAGCCAGGTCTCCGGCTCGCCCACTCCGGTGCATCCGGCCAGCGGATCTTTTCGTATCCATGCAGAATGACCAGAGCCTCGGCATACACCATCAGGTCGAAAAGCTTCGTTGGCACCGCGACCCGGCTTACTCCATTTCCCGTCACTGCTCCGCTCTTCATTACGTCAGTTCGTCGTAAAACCAGCTCCCCAGCCAGTCAGGGAAATGCACATAGCCGGGACCTGGCGAGTCACGCCATAACGCGTTATTCACCCGGTCTTTCAGGGCATCCGTCTGAAGAAGCCAGAGCGGCACATCACCTGCGGCCTGCGCCCGTCGGCCCGTTCGTCCGGTGTTATCAGGGAATGTACGGGTGATCAGTTTTGCGCGCCGGATGCTGTCGCCCTTAAACAGGTAAATACGTTTACCAAGGCCATCACGACGGCAACGACGCCAGAATTTATAGGCATTATCAGTGACCCCGTCTTCACCGCCGGAGTCCACCGCCATTGCCATCAGTCGCATTTGTTGAGAAGGGTCGGAGGCCAGCGGCCAGCTTTTATGAAAAACATCCGTCAGCAGGACATCCCAGTCTTCCGGATAGCTGGCTGGATCAATTCGCTGGCTCTCCCCGTCGCTGTCACCGCGCAATGACTGCGTGATGTTGTAACGATCAATAATCCAGCGTTCGCCACGGCTGCCATAGCCCGTTACCTGAACCACAAAACGGCGATGACGTCCCGCCTGCACATCCACTGTCGCCACAAGGAAATTAACGCCATCCGGCACACTGCGGGAAGGAACTGGCTCTGCCCGCTGCTCAAGCAATTCACTTTTTCGTTGCTCCATGCTGGCACGAGGAAGATAAGGCAATCCCCAGTCGGTGTTGATAACCGCCCTGAGTGTTTCTTCGCTTCCTGTCGCTTCATACTCCTGTTCTGCAGTCAGTAATTTGTAAACCAGTTGCGCCCAGGTCTGATACGCAGCAGCTGGCCCTTCCATCCAGAAACTGGCGATACGGGAGCGGCGCGGTTCACCGGAAACGTTGCCGTTACGATCAATGACCTGACCTTCACGCAACCAGACTCCTGCACTATTGAGCTCACGCTTTTTCTCCGCAGTGATAATGCCGCTGCAGTGCGGGCAAAGTAGATACGCCGCCTCACTGGCTTTAAAGGGATCCGGTTCATTACGGTAGCCGGTCATGGCATCCATGGCTGGCTGAAAATATTCACCGCAGTGCGGACATGACCAGTACCAGCGGCGGCGGTCACCACGATTGTAAAGGGAAAGAATACCAGTCGTCGGTGGCGCTTCATGAGGCGACTTACGTCGCCATTTGCTGTCGCAGATGTCACGTCCCGGCGAGCTCTCCACCAGAGTCATCCCGGCGGACATAAATGTGGTGGTACGTTTTGAGGCCAGGGAGAAACCATCACCCTCGCTGTCGATATTCTCCGGAAAACGGTCGTAATCGGTTAAGGCGACAAACCGGTAATCCGACGACGACATAATGTTGACCGAGGGCCAACCAATTTTAAGGAACGAGCCATCCCTGAACGTCTTATCATGGACATTATTGTCGTTACGACGTGGACTCATTCTTTTCTTTACCGCCGCACTGCTTCTGAACGTTCTGTCGAGGCGCTTTTTAGAATGCTCGCGGGCCTTATCTTCGGTCATCTGCACAACGAGCATGTCCGAAGGATCGCAAACGATGGTATAGACAATCCATCCATCGATCAGACCAATGGTCTTCCCTGTTCGCGCAGGACCAACAAAAATCACCGCATCGTATTCACGCGATGCCAGGCAGTTCATGGGCTCAATGATGTAGGGTGTCAGTTCAGGATCCCATGGCACCGAGTTACCAGCCCCCTTGTGAACACGCATGAATTTTTTAACAGCCTCCGAAATCGGCATGCGACGTGGTGGGGAAAATCCTGCCGATATGTCCCTTCCCAAATTTCGGGCTGATGAAAAACCCATTATTCCTCCTAGAGACTCTCTCCTTCCTCATCAGGAATTAATTCAGCAGCACAAGCCTCGTAGGATTTTTCCTGAAGAGTGTATCGCAGGTCATCAATGGCCTGCTGTACAACGCCGACGGCCTGAGGAGTCAGGGCGCAATCGCGTTCAAGAACATCCGGAATTGTCTCCAGAACCTGGACGACAGCCTTTCTCATGGACGAATAGACGATGACTACTTCATCAACGGGGATGAGTTTTCGCTGCTCCTTTTCCAGCTTGATCCTTTCATTTTCAGACTGGTACCAGTCCTTTCTCTCTTTCGGCTCCATACGGGATGGATCATGAACAGAGTCTGCTGCCTCATGCTTCACACTAAACAGGGCTGGCCCGACATGCTGCAGGGCGTAAACGGGGTTCCCCCTGACAGTCGCAGCCACAGGAGTGTTAGCCGCGAGGAGCCGTTTTTTACTGTGTCCCGGTGAAGCCCAAAGGCCTCAGCGATTTTAAAAACACTCCAGTAATAAGCATCACCGATCCCGCTCACATTTGACATAAGCAACTCCATCTGGCAGGTGAAAATCATGTTTATTTATATATTTCAATTAATTGCAAACTGGTCTAATGACAGGGAGAAAGAAATATTGTACAGGTGAAAAGAGAAATAACTTTTAATTATCAATAAATTACCAAACATGCTGCCGCCGCCATGGAAATGCAAAAACTAGCCTTTTTCCGCGACGCTCCCGCCCCGTGGCAGGGGCCCCCACCGGGAGGACCCGACAGCCTGACAGCCTGACAGCCGTGATGAGCATCTGATACAGCGCTTTACATAATGGCATAGGAATAATTCAGAAGGACATCACAGCATGCCCACACAAATTAGTGTGAGTGTCCTGTTTCTTCCTACGCACAGGACTGACGAGCATGAGGGGAAAATATGCGAACCATAAATGCCTCATCTTCAGCAATGCAACCGGCATCCGAACAGGACGATATTGTAAATTCACCTAATTACGAGGACATTGCAGTAGTTGAATTGCAGCTCTGTATTAGCCTGACAGTGACAGAATGCGATATTGACTCTGTCACAGGTGAAATAGTTTGAATGATTAGCAGTTATGGTGCTCAGTCAACCACCAGGGAATAATCCTTCGAATTCTTATCGTGCTTCACCAACGCTGCCTCAATTGCCCTGAATGCTTCCAGAGACACCTGATGTTCTATACATGCAATTACAACATCCGGGTAACTCATAGAAATGGTGCTATTAAGCATATTTTTTACACGAATCAGATCCAACGAGACTTCATCAGCAGATTGTTCTTTATTCATTTTGTCGCTCCATGCGTTTGCTCGTCATCTAGCGGTTAAAATATTACTTCAAATCTTACTGCATAAAAGAGGAAAAGTATGAAAGTTTGAGTACATCGACCTTACATACATCTGTCGGTTGCATATCCCTCCTGGATGCCAGCAAGGCTCAATTTTGTTACGCAATCAACACTATTCATTAAAAACAGGCTTAATATTTGACATAAATCATCAACAAAACACAAAGAGGTCAGACCAGATTGAAACAATAAACACGATAATGCTAACTACGCGCCATCGTATCACATGGAAGGTTTACCAATGGCTCAGGCTGCCATTTTTAAAGAAATATTCGATCAAGTGCGTAAAGATTTAAACTGTGAATTATTTTATTCTGAGCTAAAACGTCACAATGTCTCACTTTATATTTACTATTTAGCCACAGATAATATTCACATTGTGTTAGAAAACGACAACATAGTGTTAGTAAAAGGACTCAAAAAGGTTGTAAATGTTAAATTCTCCAGAAACAAACATCTTATAGAGACCTCCTATAATAAGTTGAAATCAAAAGAAATCACATTTCAACAATACAGGGAAAATCTTGCTAAAGCAGGAGTTTTCCGATGGGTTACAAATATCCAGGAACACCAAAGATATTACTATGCCTTTGATAACTCATTACTATTTACTGAAAGCATCCAGAAAACTACACAGATCTTACCACGCTAAACCATAACGTCCGGCTTCTCTCACTCCTGAGCCGGACTGCATTGGTTTAATAAAAACCATCAACAATTGTGATTTAGATATTCGGAACCATTCAAATATAACAAAACCCCGTAAAAACGAGGTTTATGGATAAATTTTATTATTGAATACATCAGATTAAATTAATCTTGACATCATAGCTTTCAAGACCCGTCATTTTTTCCCGTGCGGTAAACTGAATACTGGTAACTTCTTTCCCGGTCTTTTTCTTAAGTTCAATAATTTTTTTTGTTATATATTCAGAAATATCTGCTTCTGCTTTTGTTTTTAAGTTTTCAATATTCATCATTTCCTCTTTTAGTCTGTTATGACTTTCCAGTTACACAGTAAGTCGATTATATGGTGCAAACGTGTAAAAGATAAGATGAAACATCGCAATAATCAACATACGATAGTCTAAATTTTACACAAACAGACAAAGAAAATTTTCCTGAATTATCAATACAATAGCATCAAATCAACTCAAGAGCCTTATTGCTGCTTCCAGAATTTCTTCTGAAGTAACATGTCGATCCGCGGCTACATAAATGACTTTATGATCTCCGGTCAGAGATGGAAACCCTGCGGCCATTACAGTAAGGTGTGTTTTTTCGCCATTTGGATATTCACGCATGATGGTGTTAACTCCAGTCATCGCTGGCACTACCACTGCTGGTTCAGAGTTAAAAAAACTATGATTTTTTTCATGATGTTACCGTAGTATGTGAGTATCCATCGAATAGATACCAAGCAAAAAAGCTCCCGAAGGAGCCTTCATTTTCACTTTTTTAAATCCAACGACAGACGGCTGGCATTTAAGTATTGTGAAATATTATCAAATGTAATCATCATTGATTTACAAAAGATACATTTTGCCCCGAAAGGATTCATGTCAGAAACATCAAAAGATGATGTTCTATACTGGGAACCATGACAACACGGGCATCTAAAGTGAATATGGTTTGTAATATTGTCTACCTCAAAGCGCCACTACATGAACAGCGGCAGGACCTTTAGGTCCGTTCTCAATACCAAATTCAACTTCCTGATTCTCAGTTAATGTTTTGAAATCGTTGCTCTGAATTGCTGAGAAATGGACAAACACATCTTTGCTGCCATCTTTCGGCGTGATGAAACCAAAACCTTTTTCAGGGTTAAACCATTTCACTAAACCAGTCATTTTGTTAGACATAATTATTACCTTTTGAAGAAATTAGCCCTTGGGCAGAATGGTCCGAAAAAAAATATCAGAGAGAAAAACCAACAAGGAAATCTCAAGAGGTACAAATAATAAAATTATAACAATGACTGCTTCAGATAAATTTGTAACAAACCAGAACACCATTAACGCATGATTAACCACCCATAGCAAGGATTACTTTTGTAAAGAAAAACACAGCAATGAAAGAATAGCTTTATTTATTAATAAAACGTGTCATTCTGATTAAGACCTTTTATCTTACCCTTAAGATTTCAGGAATTTTGGCTCATGGAAGAGTCCTTTTTATTTAAATTTTACATTCCGCGATGTAAATGTTCCGATTTAATATTACCCTACATTTGATGCTTTTTATCTCTTAAAGATTCATAGATCTGTTGACAAGTCACTCCTGCGATGTAGCGTTCGTCAGCAATTTCAGCATAAAGCTGAGCTTCTGCTGCAATATCTCCGAGCATGTTGGTGAGCATTCCTTCGGCGGTTTTGGTTGTTTTGCCTCTGACGGCAGCGGCAAGATCTGCGGTATGCTTCGCTGCGTCAAGGCGTATGGCATATTTTTTTGCTTCGGCACGCAACTGGTTAACACTATCAGACAGATAAGCAGCCCTGGCAGAAATTTCAGCAGATTTCTGTTGTGCATCTTTAACAGCCTCATCACGGGCTATAGTTCGCCCCTGTTCAATTATTCGAGCAGCAAATTGAGCATTTACCTCTTGTGATAATGCGGCAGCATCACGTTCCGCCCATTTTTTTTGCCATCCTCTGTCGCTCCAGACATTTCCGACGATAAATCCTGACAACACGAGAAAAATCACCATGAATATCTGATTCACTGTTCTATCCCCCAGCAGGTTAATGCGCTCTCCTGGTCACGACGAATAACCTGACCGTAACAGTTATTTGAACGAATGCGGCAATCGCGTCCGCCATCCTTAATCCACCAGCGAATCGCTTCGCATGCACCTTTACGATCACCAGCATTCAGCCGCTTATAAAACGTCGACGGGAAACACTTACCGGGGCCAATGTTATAGGGACAAAATGACGCGATACCCGCTTTTTGTGGTTCGGTCAGTGGTACTTTAATATTGCGCTCCACCCATGCCAGCGCCTTATCACGCTCAATGGCGTTGACCTGGTCGCATTTTTCCTTCGACAGTTTCATATTGGGAAAAACGGTTTTTCCATCCACCACTGTGGCACCCCGACAGATGGTCCATATGCCAGAACCATCGCGGTATGCCATTGTGTGGTTACCTTCTTTTTCGTCCAGAAACTGGTCAAGTATCTGAGGAGCAGATGCGCCAGCACCAATCAGCGCCAGAACGGCAGCCGACAGGCCGTATCTGATTTTTGTGTTCATATATATTTATGATGAGGACGCTCGTGCTTATTGGCAGGATTTTCAATCTTAAAGGAGTACTGATGCTGCAGATAAGACTCAACTTTTTCTGACAATTTTTCTGCTACTTCCAGGAAGACTTGCCGGACGCTCCTTCTGGCTGCTGCCTCATAAAACTCCAGCGCAGCTCCTTCAACACGGTCCATGGCGACATCCAGGTCAAAAATTTCACCGTCAAAGCGTTCCTTGTCCTGTAAGGCTACAGTTACCGTAACTTTATTCTCAAAATTACGGACTCCTTTCACAACCAGTTCATAGTCTTGAGTCATTGGATTACTCTCCTCTCGCAGCCTTACGCCTGTCTTCTTTAATCTTGAAATAAAGATTTGTCAGATACGTCAGCAGGCCAAAAACCAGGCTACCCAGCACACCGATTGCAGCCCACTGTGACGGAGTTACTTTATCGAGTAACTGTAATGCCCAGAAACCAGCATTACCCGCCGATGTGCCATAGGCAACACCTGTTGTTAACTTATCCATTGATTTCATATCCTCACCCCGATGTACACGGATGGTGCAATATGTTTGAAAAAGATCGGAGTCTACGGGGTAGTTTTGACAGCACACGTTGTTCTCAACGGCGCTAAAGAAACATACACATTAAAAATGTGAGTAATTATTTTGAAAGAAAGTCATATATAAAATAATAATACGAGAAATGTTTTCATATTTAGTGTACTGTATACGGCCATTATACAGGAAAAGCCTATGTCAGAACGTAAAGACTCAAAATCACGCCGTAATTATCTCGTTAAATGTTCCTGCCCAAACTGCACCCAAGAGTCAGAACACAGTTTTTCAAGAGTACAAAAAGGTGCCCTTTTGATCTGCCCTCATTGCAACAAAGTATTCCAGACAAATCTTAAAGCTGTAGCCTGATTGATTTTATTAGTAACAAGTATTTTTTATATTTTAATAATATATTTAAAGCAGATAATAAAAAACCCGCCTGAGCGGGTTTGAGATTGTGGTGCTTTTTGTGGGAGTCATCCACTTACGCACTTTGTTTTGCGATGCCAGCAGTTAGCTTCTGCTGTGAAACTATTCATGCAGCAAACCTGCACTTCACCACAATGGTTAGCATACTTTTCCTGATTAAGATTTTGCCAAATATGCTAGCCATTGTTTCATGTATTGGACCTCCTTACTTTTTATTAAAGAGATCCAATATTCACTACTCTGTCCGTATCTCTACTCAGGCATCAGCCTTCTTCGTTATCGTATACAGACGAGCGATGAATTTTAATCAGTAATGATGACATTTGCTGCTGCAGGACCTTTAGCACCTCTCTCTATAGAGAAGGTAACCTTTTGACCTTCAAATAAGGTTCGATAATTATCATTCTGAATCGCAGAAAAATGCACAAACACATCTTTACTACCATCAACAGGAGAAATAAAGCCGAAACCTTTATCAGCGTTAAACCATTTTACTAAACCAGTCATTTTATTTGACATTCTACATTCCTTAACTTGAGCCTTTCGGCATAAATGGTTTGCATAACAGAAACGACTTCGTACTTAATTGGAGAGACTCAAAGAAGGAATAAGTGAATAACACCTGAAATGAGAACTGCTTTAGTAAACTACTTCGTATATCGTCTGTTCTTCAAACCGACGCAGTCATTAACTCATAGTTGAACATATGAAGCAATGTTTATTTTAGACATCCAGCCACCTTCAATCCTATCAAAAAAGTAGTTTTCTCCAGGAACGTGTGTATGGTGCACCAGGTTATCAGTATTAAGGAGTTTTTCTGTCCCCTAAAATGACAGGAATTGTCAAAAACTTTGACTACAAAAGCAGCAAAGGTCTTATATTCCCATCCGATGGCGTATCGATGCCCAGCTTCACGTTTCAGCTCTCAATCTTCGAGATGCAGAAGAAATTACCACAGGATTACGCGTGGAATTTTGCTGGATAAATGGTTCGCGTGGACCTTCAACTGCCAATGTTTATCCCGGGATGAGATTCAATATCTCTATTGCCCCATTTAAAGCACAAAAACCCGCTTATAAGCGGGTTTTCTACTTTTTTCTAAACGTCGGATACACAAAGCCCATCGTTGAGAAAATCTTATCCATATTTTTTGAAAAATGCAAACATCATGTCGCCATCTTCAGCAAAAATCATTTATCTCGTCACCTTCCTCAATTGCGCTTCCGCGTATGCTTCTTCCTGCCAGCACTTTGTTACCAGTTTACCAATGACGTCCGCATACCCCTTATACCACTGATAATCGGTCAGGTCTGGTACCAGCTTCTGGACATGACGTCGTGCCAGCGTGGTCGGTAAACGACTAAACCGGTTTCCATTACAACGCCCACAAATCTTATATACCGGTACGCCATGAAACCGGGTTCTTTTTTCATCCAGAACAATCCCTTTACCCTTACACCCTCTGCACGCTGTGCTGACTTCGCCCTTACCATGGCAATGCTGACATAGTTCCTTCACCCATTCTTCCTTGATTACAGATTCCCCGCGTCTGTAGTGTTTCACCACTTCGCGCAATACATTATAAAATCCCGTACCTGAACAATGCTCACAGCGAGCCTTACTTGCCGCAGACCTGGAGTAATCAGCAAAGGCAAAATTCACGAGGTAAGGAATAATCTGTAACCGGATTTCTTCACTCAATTTGTTCAATGTCGGGTTATCCAGTGCCATCGCGTAATTTAGCAGGCCTTCAATCGCAAACTGAGCGTCCTGAACACCAACTTTTGCCAGAAATAAGGCCAACCCAAGTGGTGCTTTCGACTGCACCATCCCCTGCGCTGCCATTACATCCGTAATTGTTAAACAACCGGTGCCTGTCGCTGGAGCGTCATCGCTCAATTTTGGAGATTTTGGGGAGTAATATTTTGGTAAGGCTTCAAGGTTCATGCTCGTTCTCCACTTACGCCAGTACGCCAATTGCCAGCGCGCGATCGATAAAACGAAATATCAGCTCCAGTTGGGAGCCATACTTCTCTTCAAATGCCACTGTATCCGTATGCAGCTCGTTGTGATGCTTTCTGCACAAAGGCAACACAAAGAGATCATGTGCTTTTGTTCCCATTCCGCCCTGCCCGTGACCAATCAGATGATGCGGATCGTCGGCTGGCATACCGCAGCAAGCACACGGCTGTGTCTTAACCCAACGTGTGTATTTCTCCTTAACCCAGCGGCGACGTTTAGGCAGCTTCATGAAAGATTCCGGAGACTCTGGATCAACGGTGATGCTTACCACCGCCTTTTCCTGTGGTGTTTTTTGTTGCTGGTGGGCGTAAGGCAACGGTGCAAGATTTTTTGTGCGTTGTTTCAATATGCTGGTGGCGGTCTGCTCTCCCGGTACGATGTCGCTTTCGCGGTACACCGAGCAGATTTTTTCCGCTGGTAATCCCAGCGAACGACGCGATACAGCCTCAGGTAGTGCATCCACCACCTGATTGCAGACCGCCCACCAGGATAATTCAGCCAAAGATAATTCCCGCTCCTGCGTACCGCTTATTGCGTGACGGATGACGTCAATCACCCATGCTGTCAGATTTTGTTGAGCAAGCAGCTCCAGTGATTCCGATGTCTGGTCACGCAGTTGGTTGTCGCAGTGCCAACACAACACCATTGCGCCGGTACCATAACGGTGAATGACTGTTTCAGAGTGATGGTAATCGCCATTAGGCCACTGGCAGGATGTAACATGACGTAATAGCCAGTCAGACAATGCGCCAACACCGCCAGCAGCACGAATCACCCGTTCGTTACTAAAAAACGGCAGCAATGTTTTGTCTTCCGCCAGCGACTGGCGAACGGCAGGAACGACTCCGGATGGCAGATTACGCATGCTTTTTGGTTCCGGTTCCACCAGCACTCGAGGATTATGAAATATCTGTATGGATTCACGGCCCGGCTTAAGGACCACCAGCCCAAGCTCAGGCACCAGAACAGGTCTAAGTAATACCCGCACGTTACCTCCAGATCCGTTGCTGGAAAGTGCGGGACGCACGTGGTGGGCGTTCGGAGTAAGGCAATCTGACTGAGATTATCCAGTGACGGTAGTCGAGGCTAAGGGCTTTCTTAACCTCGTATCCGCGCCTGCGGTAACACTGAATTATCCATTCAGCCTGCTCTTCAGTGCATGGAGGGTGTTGGAACCATTCAGACTTGAATGCGTGAGAATACCGCTCGTGCGTGCAGACAAGAACGGGCGAATTATCAGAATTGTAATATTTTACGTTGCGTGCCATCGGTTTTCTCCGGTGGCACGGTGTTACTCAGCGGGAGTTCAGCCCCGCGCAAGATTGTAGATGAGTTTATTCTTCTGCAAAAGCTGAAAAGCCTGCTTTTATTCCGATCTCTTTCAGTGCCTGTAATGAAGTGACAAACTCACCTTCGCGCAAGATAAATCCGTCTGTCACTCGACCATCCACAAAATTAATTAACGCAGCCCCATTCTTTCGCAAACACATAATGCGGTAATGACTAACAAAATTTCCATTTTCAACGCACACAGCATAGAGGCCATCTTCACAAAAAATTTTACGCAGTTCTTCGATGTTCATCATCAGAATCCTTCCGGATAATTAGCTCTCCCCTTTAAGGGACCATCCCTCTTATCCCTGCGCGCTACTTAAGTATTTTTGATTCTATTCCGGCACCGTCCAGAACTTCAAACGCGTTGAAAATAAAAACAAAAACCCGCCGAAGCGGGTTAAGTGCGGGTGCGTTGAGGATGCCTGCCACATCAGAGGTGGCGAGGGATTTCTCCCTCGCCGGGTTTCTTACTCCTCAGGTTCGTAAGCTGTGAAGACAGCGACCTCCGTCTGGCCGGTTCGGATTCGTACCTCGCAGAGGTCTTTCCTCGTTACCAGTGCCGTCACTATGACGGTTAAACAGATGACGATCAGGGCGATTAACATCGCCTTTTGCTGCTTCATAGCCTGCTTCTCCTTGCCTTTCGGCACGTAAGAGGCTAACCTACATATGTCTAGCATGAAATTGGCCTCAGATTAATGTTAAGCGTCTTGCAGGACGCGTAATGTTAACTGGGGCTTTTCTCTATCTGCCGTTGGTGTTCATGCCCGAGGCAGATAGCCTCAAGCACCCGCAGCCATTCTACTTAACTACCGTTACCTCGCCAATGTGAAATCAGTCAGAAAGGCGATCCATAAGAACAATAGCAAGACAATAAATCGCCATTACAGCCGTAATAGCCAGCGCACATTTGAGAACCAGCACCACAACCTCCTGTATTGGACGTAGACCAGTCCTGATGAATATGAGGCTGTCTCGTCAGTGATTCAATACAACTATTGGGTATAGTTTCTCTGATTTTTTCTGTGGAAATGGGGCACAACCACTAGTCACCACCAGCACTTCTTTTAATACGCAAAGTCCGACACAAGCTAACCTTCTAGTCCGCTTTGAGCGAAAAACAGCCATAATTTAGTGCCACGTATATAATGATAGAGCTATTCAAGCTAGCAATTCACATGTAAAAATTCAGAGGGTAGATGCACATAGTTATAAATGTTGGCTCCATCGACAAATTGCGGTCTCAAGTACATTTTAGACTGGCCCCCTGAATCTCCAGACAACCAGTATCACTTAAATAAGTGATAGTCTTAATACTAGTTTTTAGACTAGTCATTGGAGAACAGATGATTGATGTCTTAGGGCCGGAGAAACGCAGACGGCGTACCACACAGGAAAAGATCGCAATTGTTCAGCAGAGCTTTGAACCGGGGATGACGGTCTCCCTCGTTGCCCGGCAACATGGTGTAGCAGCCAGCCAGTTATTTCTCTGGCGTAAGCAATACCAGGAAGGAAGTCTTACCGCTGTCGCCGCCGGAGAACAGGTTGTTCCTGCCTCTGAACTTGCTGCCGCCATGAAGCAGATTAAAGAACTCCAGCGCCTGCTCGGCAAGAAAACGATGGAAAATGAACTCCTCAAAGAAGCCGTTGAATATGGACGGGCAAAAAAGTGGATAGCGCACGCGCCCTTATTGCCCGGGGATGGGGAGTAAGCTTAGTCAGCCGTTGTCTCCGGGTGTCGCGTGCGCAGTTGCACGTCATTCTCAGACGAACCGATGACTGGATGGATAGCCGCCGCAGTCGTCACACTGATGATACGGATGTGCTTCTCCGTATACACCATGTTATCGGAGAGCTGCCCACGTATGGTTATCGTCGGGTATGGGCGCTGCTTCGCAGACAGGCAGAACTTGATGGTATGCCTGCGATCAATGCCAAACGTGTTTACCGGATCATGCGCCAGAATGCGCTGTTGCTTGAGCGAAAACCTGCTGTACCGCCATCGAAACGGGCACATACAGGCAGAGTGGCCGTGAAAGAAAGCAATCAGCGATGGTGCTCTGACGGGTTCGAGTTCTGCTGTGATAACGGAGAGAGACTGCGTGTCACGTTCGCGCTGGACTGCTGTGATCGTGAGGCACTGCACTGGGCGGTGACTACCGGCGGTTTCAACAGTGAAACAGTACAGGACGTCATGCTGGGAGCGGTGGAACGCCGCTTCGGCAACGATCTTCCGTCGTCTCCAGTGGAGTGGCTGACGGATAATGGTTCATGCTACCGGGCTAATGAAACACGCCAGTTCGCCCGGATGTTGGGACTTGAACCGAAGAACACGGCGGTGCGGAGTCCGGAGAGTAACGGAATAGCAGAGAGCTTCGTGAAAACGATAAAGCGTGACTACATCAGTATCATGCCCAAACCAGACGGGTTAACGGCAGCAAAGAACCTTGCAGAGGCGTTCGAGCATTATAACGAATGGCATCCGCATAGTGCGCTGGGTTATCGCTCGCCACGGGAATATCTGCGGCAGCGGGCTTGTAATGGGTTAAGTGATAACAGATGTCTGGAAATATAGGGGCAAATCCACATTTATTAATGTTGCCCCCGCATTAACAAATCATCAAGGTGACGACATGGACGATATTAATATCAGCCTCGACGAACTTAACACTATTGATTTATCCCCCTTAATCCAGAGTAAGCTGCCAGTTACCTGCTTTGATATCACAAAGTATCTTTCTAGCCTAGGTGATGGAAGAGCGGAGATAAGACTGCTAACCCATATTTGCGGTTTTCACTTTCGTCCCGAAAATCCACAGGTACCATTTGGTCCGTGCTTTCAAAGCAGCCAAGGTAGATCTGCAATTCCGGATGACATTAACGGGTTGTCGCTGGAGGTACTTTCTCAATTTTGCCCGACGATAGAGCTACCCGAACTTCAAGCTCGTATTGCTGATACACTTTGGGTTCGTAAAATTGGTGGAATCCGTTTTCCTTTGCTGGCAGTCCGTGCTTATTATGCGTCCAGTATAGCTATTATGACATCGCAAGGGACGTGGGTTAGTGCTTTAGAACGCCTAGAGCGTGCGCTTAGGCTGTGTTGTTTTTTTCGAAAGCATACTGATTTCAGGGATGAATTTGATCAGCTTTCGGCACATCTACTAGCAGAGTATGAACGTACCAGAGAACAAGGCGATTCACCTTATCCGCTGCGACTCCTGCAACTCGATATCGACTGTAAAGTGAGTGAGCCATCTTTTATTGCCCAGGAACTCCTGTTTCTGACAAAAAACTATCTGGCTCAAAAATTATTTTCATTTGCCGTCGATGCCTGTAAAACCGCAATCCCGATTGCGAATAGGTGCTGTGACAGAGATACACAGTTTGAATTCTGGCGGCTTCTTGCCGATACACATCTGGAAGAGTCAAAATTCCAAGATGGCGGTATGATTTCGGCAGCCTGCATGCAGAATGCTATTGAAGCACTGGCTAATATTCCAGGAACCCGAATAGAACGTCTTGCGCTGTATGAAGAAATGCGTGATTACCAAATCGAATCCCGTCACCAGATGTCTATCCTTCAGTCTCCCCCTCAAGATATTAGTGAGATTGTCCATCAAGCCAAGAGTCGGGTAGTCGGAAGAGATTTGTTTGATATGGTTTTCAGACTTGCGATGCTGGTCTGTCGGCCAACCAGCATTGAGAGACTTAAGGCTCAAGCAATAGAACAAAAGGCCAACAGCATAGCTTGGATGTTTGGATCAACACATATTGATCATGAGGGAATGACACTTGCTCGCATACCCGCAGGATTGGGGATTGATGATGCAAATGGGGCAGTTATTTGGCCCATAATGATGACGAGAATGCGTATCGACCATGAGTTGGCAGTAGCTGGGCAAATTATTCCTGCTACAGATGAGATCACAATGAAATATCCAATCTCGGAGGCGTTTTTTCGCGATATGTTCATCAATCATCCCTTCATCCCGTTTGGGCATGAAGAGTTTTTCATCAAGGGTATGGTTTGCGGTTTCAATGGAGATTTTATGACGGCATGCCACGTGTTGATTCCCCAGATCGAAAATAGTCTGAGATATGTGGCTAAAATTAAAGGTGAGGAACCATCGCAGCTTCACGGGGACGGTTCGCAAGAGCGAAATGGACTCAAGGGATTACTAGATAATCCACTGATTATTGAAGCTTTCGGCGTAGACATAATTGGCAATCTTCAGGCCTTACTGGTAGATAAAATCTATGGTGATTTACGAAATCAACTAGCTCACGGATATGTGCCTGCCGGTTACTACAATCAACCTCCCTGCATTTTTGCATGGTGGCTTGTATTGCACATTCTAATGAACCCTACGGCGAGATACTGGCAAGCCACTTATGGCCAAGAGAGTGAGGCTCAGACTTAAAGTGAATAAGTTTACGAAGTTGGCACTTCCGGATGCATGTCCATATGAGTTGAGGCGATTTGGTTAATAAGGTTGAGTGCTGCTGAAATTATTCGATGTCCGCTTTTGGCACAAAGCGGACAACCACGCCAGATCTACCCTGTGCCATGAAAAATGAGAATGTCAATTCACTCCTGAACTAATGCTTTTTAATCTAGTAACGTCTAAAATACCTAACATTATCCCTGATAAAATGCCAGTATGCGCTGCATAACTTCACTCATCCGGCACTCGCGACAGATTATGTTTAGGCGACTGTCGTAGCGACGTATTTCTCCATCAGGTAACGACCAGATAAGGTCCGGATCAACCACAGCTGTTTTCTTCACCTTTGCCCTCGAGAGTTTTTTGCGGGCGTTTTGCCAGTCCTTACGCGCCTGTTCAGACGGGAATAACCCGTAGCCGGAGTTGTATACATCGCCACTGGCTACCAGCTCTCTGGCAAGAACGCTCATCAGATATCTAGTCGCACCTGTTTTAGCTTCCAGTTGCCGTAACGTCTCACGACCGCTCTGGCGCACGAGTTCCACCACCTGCCCTTTAATTTTTTCCCGCTCTTCTTGTGTAAAAACTTTTGCCACAAGTCCCCCTTAAAATTACCTCATGACCTGAAATCAAAACTTATCCTCTGAAACCAGGCGGAATTTCTGTATTCGGTTCAGAAATATGATTAACACAACGCTGTACAGGTGAACGCCCCAGGCGGATGACCAGTTCGTCCCATTTTTCGCGGAGCTTTGACGGGCTCATGATGTTTTTTACCCAGAATGGATCCCGCTGTACCCGACCAAACATTTCACAAATTTGTCTGTGGCTTCTGCCATCCAGCATCCGCATTGTGCGCACATCATTGGCCCAGACAGTCCAGTTAGGCTCTTTTGGTCGCATGATCTCGCCATCATCACTGGCGGCCTGTTCGTAGAGACCCACGATCCGCCCCCATATCCACTGCGCACACGCCAGATCCTCCTGGCTACCCCACTGGCGTTTTTTCGCACTAAACACAACTGCGCCAGGGTGCCGGATTAAAAAATCCTGTTCAGCCGTCTGCGGGTCCGGTTGCGAAGCTTCCGGACGAAAAGTGTTTTTATTCTCTGTAGTAATCTCTGTTGTATTCTCTGTAGGATCATCGGGCCATTTTGACCCGATGACATTGGGTCGTTTTGAACCAATGGAGCGTTTCATTTTGACCTCTTCCATCGTGTCATTTTGACCTGATGGAGCGGCGCATTTTGAACCGATGGATTCGCTCAATTTGCCATCATCTAAAAGCTCGCTCCCATAGTTAATCGTGTAGAAATTGGTCATATCGCGCTTTGATTTATTGAGCTTTTCACAACGCAAAAGCCCCAGCGTTTTCAGACTTGCAAACGCGCGCTTTAACGTTGACTCTGACCAGAATGGGAACTGTTCCAGCCATTGTTCCGTTGTGTTGTAAATCCAGCGAACACCATCACATTCCATGCCGGAATTGGTATCTCTCAACCAGTAATGCAACTGCTGCAACACAATGGCTTCATTTAAGCCAATCTTCATCGCAAGCTGTGTGTTTATAACCAGTGGGCGTTCAGCAAAAAGAAGGCTCATAATTCCATCCAGCTTTTTGTTGGTATTGCTGTCGATACGCAAGTTTGAAAGCAATTGCTTTTTCTATAAGTTCGTCAGTTTCACGATCCACTACGGCAGGATCAGCAAAAAGCAGTCCGGACTCCACCACATCGCCATATTCTTTGTTTAACCCGGCGATCATGTACGTGATGCTTTTTCCGTCACTAATTTCACGATACAACCTGAAATCATTAATCCGGATAGCCTCCATAATTGCAGGCACTAGCGCCGTGAACTTTTCACGCTTATCCCTGGTGTCGATAGCCTTCCAGCGTTCGAATATCTTCACTCGATTAACGCCAAGCGCTCGCTGATCAACCGCGCCACCTTCATCTGTGACACGCTGAACATCGATGTTCGGGCGCTCTTTCAAAGCCCAGAATGCTTCAGTGATTAATATCGTCGCCTGCTCCTGTGTCATTCCTGGTCGACATATCCAGGCATCCAGAGCCTCACGAGCCTGTTCAGGAGTGATTTTCATTGTTCAACCGCCCCGCCCGCTTCGTCTTACGATATTCGTCATAAACCTTGGGATCATACAGAAGCTCCCCGCCAGATGCCTCCTGTAGACGCATCGCGCGACCTTCAGGAACCAGTATCCCCCAAGCAGCAACACTTGCCAGTCTCACTCCTGCGGCATTGGCAAGCTTTGTTTTGCTGCCAAAAAAAGTAATTGCGTCAACTTTAAGCATCAAAGCCCCCTCTTGTTAGACTTTTCTAACATTATTGTGCGCGGGATATCTAAGTCAAGAAAAATTAGAATTACCTAACTATGGATACAAGAACCCTAGGCCAGCGAGTTCTGGCGCGACGAAAAGAATTACGCTTAACACAACGAGAAGCTGCGCGCCTCGCTGGAGTTGCTCACGTCACAATTTCACAATGGGAAAGAGACGAAACCCAGCCAGTCGGAAAACGATTGTTTGCTTTAGCGGATGCTCTGAAGTGCTCACCTACATGGCTAATGTTTGGTGACGAAGACAAGGCACCAGTGCCTGCACAAGAACTTCATGTGGAAACAGAGCTAACTCCCAACCACAAAGAATTGATCGAATTATTCGATGCTCTTCCATCTTCCGAGCAGGAAGCCTTGCTGTCTGAAATGCGCGCAAGAGTAGAAAACTTCAACAAACTCTTCGAAGAAATGCTTAAAGCGCGTAAAAATAAATCAATAAAATAACATTCTTTTCAAGTGATTAGTTGCGCCCACTCTTTTTGTTAGACCAATCTAACAAAAAACACTTGCCTATCATGTTAGGTTATTCTAAATTACTTTCCATCAAGACACCGCACGGTGTTCTCAGCAAACAGTTCCGCTACCCCGGCGTTAAGGGGAAATGAGGTCAGCATGGATACTATCGATCTTGGCAACAGCGAATCTCTGGTATGTGGCGTGTTCCCCAACCAGGACGGCACGTTCACCGCGATGACGTATACCAAAAGCAAAACGTTTAAAACCGAAAATGGTGCCCGTCGCTGGCTGGAAAGAAACTCAGGTGAGTGATATGGATTTCGACACAATCATGGAAAAGGCTTACGAAGAATACTTCGAAGGCCTTGCCGAAGGCGAAGAAGCTCTCAGCTTCAGTGAGTTTAAACAGGCACTCAGAATAAGAATGTGCTCTCACAATGACGCGGAGCACAAATATGAGAAGCAAAATCAGACCGCAGAAAATTTTGTTCTGGAACCCGGAGAAACGCTTTTCAAAATTCCCGTTACGTGCCCCATTTGCGGTTTTACATCAGAAGAACTTGACGACTCCTGTAACAATCAGGAAACAACCAAGTATGTCGAAGATGATACCGAGTGCGCACGAAGAACGATTATATCCACGAGTCCAAACTCCAGGGCCAATAAATCTCACTTTGAGAGGGTGATTAATCCACTCCCCCAAACCAATAAAAAAGATGCCGGAGGACAAAAAACCCAATGGAACAACGGGATATCTGTCAAAAAAAGACGTTCCATTAAAGACAAACAACGCAGCGCCAACAACTGTAAGCGCTTTATACCAGTAATCAATTTTCATGTTCTTAAGCGGATTTATTGGTGGTTGCGACATTGCTTAATGAATCCTTAAAACTGTGGTGATTTTAAGGATACCACCTCGCCTGACGTGGTTAAAAGCAGGCACACAACACGAAAGCGCACGGCGAAGTTCGTCTCACTGTACGGTGTCGTTAAATTTAATTCGACCGTGCGCTTCCGGTTGTGGCAACCCGCAAAATGGCGCGGCGGTAAGTATGGCGGGGTTATTCCTTCCCCGTTGAGGACACCGGGTTGTCAGGTTGACCATACGCTTAAGTGACAACCCCGCTGCAACGCCCTCTGTTATCAATTTTCTGGTGACGTTTGGCGGTATCAGTTTTACTCCGTGACTGCTCTGCCGCCGTTTTTAAAGTGAATTTTGTTATGCGGTGAATGCGGCTAAGCGCACGCGGAACAGTTAAAACCAAAAACAGTGTTATGGGTGGATTCTCTGTATCCGACGTTAATTGTTAACTGGTTAACGTCACCTGGAGGCACCAGGCACTGCATCACAAAATTTATTGTTGAGGACGCGATAATGAAAACGTTATTACCAAACGTTAATACGTCTGAAGGTTGTTTTGAAATTGGTGTCACTATCAGTAACCCTGTATTTACTGAAGATGCCATTAACAAGAGAAAACAAGAACGGGAGCTATTAAATAAAATATGCATTGTTTCAATGCTGGCTCGTTTACGTCTGATGCCAAAAGGATGTGCACAATGAATTCAGCATTTGCGCTTGTTCTGACAGTTTTTCTTGTTTCCGGAGTGCCAGTTGATATTGCAGTCAGTGTTCACAGGACAATGCAGGAGTGTATGACTGCAGCAACCGAACAGAAAATTCCCGGTAACTGTTACCCGGTCGATAAAGTTATTAACCAGGATAATATCGAAATCCCGGCAGGTCTTTAAAACAGTTCCGTAATAAATATCCGGTTTCATTCTTATATGCCAGCAATGGCAGGGATTTGTTCATCCTTAAATCTGTCATGAGGTTAAAACAAAATGAGTAAAGTCTTTATTTGCGCCGCTATTCCTGACGAACTGGCAACAAGGGAAGAAGGCGCTGTGGCTGTAGCCACAGCCATTGAAGCTGGCGACGAACGCCGTGCTCGAGCAAAATTTCACTGGCAATTCCTGGAACATTATCCGGCTGCTCAGGACTGCGCTTATAAATTTATTGTCTGCGAGGATAAACCTGGCATACCCCGCCTTGCCCTCGATTCATGGGATGCTGAATA